GGTGGAAGTTCATACGTGCTAACTTAATACCAGACTCTATGTCTGCTTTAGGTACGATACGTATATCCCATCCTAACTTCTTCATAATATCTTCTGCTGATATACCATGCTTAAAGTCTTTAGACTGTCCGTCATGTGGTAAGAACATTGTACCCCAGTTATAGGATAAGTTCTTGAGTTGTGCAGAGTAGCTATCTAATGTTCTGTGGTCATCTTCTATATAACCAATGATGCGTAAGTCTGATATACCTTTTTGGCATAGGATAACTGACATCGAATCATTCCAGCCGAGGTCCATAACTACATGAACCTTCATCATAGGGTCATAAGGCACAGTTGTTATACGGTTACCTTCTTGTGCTTCACGTATCTCGTTAGAGTATATAGCACCATCTACAGCAGCCTTACAATCACCTTCCCATATGTTTGCATAGTCAGGGTTAGTCTTCTCACTATGTAGACGTTCAATATTTAGCACTTCAGGGAACCAAGGATTATCAGTCCAATTGACTTTGACTACCTTAGCGTTATCCGGTGGTTCTACTACAAAGCGTTTATATGTATCGTCTGTATCTATGTTAGGGTTAAAACTTACCCATATCTCTGAGTCTGGCTTACGTATTGTAGGTATTAAGATGTCCCATGATTTCTTACTAACTGTCTGAGCTTCTTCTACCCATACAATGTCACAGCCCTCAAAAGACTTTATAGACTCTACTGTATTAGTAGCAAGTCCTGTAAAGCTAAATGTACTACCGTTAAGACCTCTAATCTCTGACTCTAGGACTTCGTAAAAAGGTCCTAGACCTAAAGATTGTATCTGGTCATTAAGTAATGTATGTACTGATTGCTTAATACTACGTTGTATCTCTCTGGCACATAAGACACGTGTTGGCTCATTGGCTGCTTTTATAAGCAATGCCCTTGCCATAGACCATGACTTACCTGAACCTCTACCACCGTATGCTACTTTGTAACGGTGTGGCTCAAATAAGAAGTCTAGCTTACTCGGAAACTTGGCTATCGTCTGGCTTGACAAAAGTAATTCCAATTCCTAATGGTAGTTCTGAACCATCTGGTCCACTTAATTCAGTTTGTGTAGGTAGTATCTTAGCGTATATGTTATAGAAGTTATTAGGGTTATCTATAGCCCATTGCTTCATGTGGTCTACACCACCTATGCCATCAAATACAGCTATGACGTTTTCTTTTACTGTAGATGATAACTTATTAGGAACTCCAGCTTTTCTTCCTGAGCCTTCTCTTTTACCACCACGATTATCTGTTTTTGATAAATCTTCTACTTTTTCAAAGTTCTCATTGTTTTCCATTGTTTTGCAACTCCCTTAGGTTGGTTGCCCTCTATTGTTATTTACTTAGTAATCCTTTTTCTAGTATCTTTACATTACTTGGGTCAAATACTACAAAATTACTTGTTCCTTGTCCTGCTCTACTTCCTTGGTCTAGATATCTTATTCCTGTAATTCCTTGTTGCAATAAAGACTCTGCAGCAACTTTAGATGGGTTATTATTCTTATTAGCATACGCTAGTCTAGCTGCTTCAGTATATAACTCTTCTCCAGTTCTTCCTAAACCATACTTACTTCTAATTGTATTAGCTTCTTCAGTTAGTTTTTTCCATTCCGGAGAGTCTAAACCACCTTTAGTAAATTGTAATTCATCTAGTTTATCAGTAATTTGGTTATATCTTTGTACTGGTTCTGTAGGTATTTTTAAAGCCTTTAATACTTCTGGATTTTGTTTGTTCATTGGCATATCCCAGTTGAGCATTTTAGGCATACTTTCATCTGGAATATCTACTTTATATACATTTCCTACAGATTGGTTTCTAAAGTCAGAAACAATGTTTTTTAATACATCTGGGCTTTCATTTCTTAAAGCAATACTTCCACCTTGAATTTTTCTAGCAGCTTCTTCTATTGGCGTAGAACTTGTTGCAACATCATGCAACATTCTTATTGCGCTTGGTGGAACATCTTGTTTTAAATAATCACTAGCTAATTGACTCATGCTAGTTTTTTCTATACCTAATTTTTTTGCATAATCTTCTGCCACCTTAGGATTTTCAGCAAAATACATACCATGTCCGTATGCCTGTGCGCCTTCACCTGTTCCTAATTTGTTAATATCAAACCTATCAAACGTAGCTGGGCTACCATGATATGCAGTAGCGTATTGTCTTGGGTCTAATACATTAGAACCTATTAAGCCTGTACCTGTTTCTACTTGTCTTGCTATTTCTTTACCTAATGTCTTTGCACCTACTTGACTTGCTTTTGCAGCACCTGCTCCTACAAATGGTAAAGTGGCTACGTCTAGCATTCTTGTATCTGGTGTAAATGTTCCAAGACCGCCTGTGGCTACGTTACCACCTCTAAATGCTGGCATACCATAAGATACGTCTTGTAGGTATTGTGGTGCTTGTCCAAATAGTAAACCACCTAATCCACCTACGTATGGCAAATTGACTGTATTTAAAGCCTCTTGTCCTGAAGTAAGTGCATCAGCTAATAAACCTAACGCCTTTCTTCTAGGCGGTGCTTGTAAATACTCTGCCATGCTACAGCTCCGTTTCTTTGTCTTTTCCTTTTAGAGGATATATCATTCTTTGGTATGTATCCCACCATTCTTGACTATAATCAGTATTCTGATAGTCTTTAAAACATGGTGTGCCTAATGTGTGATGCACTAACTTAGCATCTGGGTTGTATTCGTATTCTGTTTCTAGCCAGTTCCATGTTTCGTCTAGCTTGCCTACTTGCTCTTCTGGATACTTGAGCCACTCGAATCTATGTAGGTATTTACCTGTTTGTTCTTGTACGAACTTAGGTGTTAATTGTTTATTCAACCAATGTCCACAGTTCCATAACATAACGCTTGACCAGTTCTTTTTAGGATAGTCTTCGTTCTTTGCACCTAAATATTTAACTGGATGCTTTGTTGTGTAATGATGCTTTACAACTTTGATTGCTTCGTCTGTATCAAAATTCGCTAATATCTCTGCTATATCTGTTCTGCATATCATATCGCCATCTACGAATAGTGCGATACCTTTAAAGTTATTTAGATATGGCACTAGAAAGCGTGAATAGATAAATGCGTTACTGCCGTCTGTGTGTGTTTCTTTATAATCTTTTAAAGTGTTTAATGCTAATGGTGTAAAACTAACAGGTATAGATGACTTCTCTATAACCGACTGGCAAAAGTTATGATAAGCAATTGGTTCTACTTTTAAATCCATGCCTACGTATATATCTAGTTTTACCATTATTTATATGTTATTTTTGCGATACAAACTTACTTTTTGCAGTTTGTCTTGCATTTTTGTTTAAATTTGCAATACAAATTATAAGCTACCACTTAACCTTATTGGACCAATACGCTGCGGACATTTTTCCTTTTGCAATATTCTTAGCGTGTCTTGCTTTGAAAGACTTTGCTCTATCTGTATTTGTTTTGTCACCACTTACGCCTTTTTGTCCAAAGCGTATAAGTTTCTCTGTGTCACCATCTTTAGCTAATACTGCATGTGACTTAGTAGGATGATTAGGTGTTCTCTTAGGTTTATTATAACCTGAGAATGTTTCTTTACCCTTCTTAATCATTTCTTTTTCTTAACTGTCTTTGCTGATTGTTTAAATGCCATAGCAGTAGGTGCACCTTTAGAACCTACCTTACGCATCTTCTCACCTGAGCCTGCTTTTATTCTAGCACGTTTAGCAGCGATATTACTATAGAGACCTGGCTTATTTGCCACGTTTAGCTGCCTTTTTCATAGGTTTAGCTGTCATAGCTTTACCTGTTTTCTTTGCGTATGATTTAGCTTCTTTCTTACCCTTTTCTGTGTAAGCAAATTTCATTTTTCCGACCATTGGCATAATTATTTCCTTTTCTTTTTAGACATACCGCTAACTGATAAAGCTATTGCGGTGGCTTGTTTAGGGTTTGACACTTTCTTTGATGACTTACCTACGTTTAAAGTTCCTGCACCAAATTCTTTAAATACTTTTTTCATTTTTGCCATCTTGCCTGCTTTTGTCTTCGGTGTTGATTTCATGTTGTTTCCTTAATTTAATAAATCTATGGTCATATCTACAATCATTGCATAGCGGATACTCGGTAGAGTCAAAAGGGTCACCGCATTGAGAGCATATTGTTACTAAGAGTGTCATATAAAAGAAAAAGCCCAACCAAGGAGAGAGTATGGTCAGGCTTTTGTGGGATTACGTTATTATTGGGCAGGACTTATCCCAGAAGCAGTATTATAGCATACTTTGCTATATCTGTTCAACAACATTATGCGTTTATCCTAGCATTTGCTATCTCAAAGTAATCTTTATCTAGCTCTATGCCTATAAAGTTCCTGTTAAGGTTTTTACAGGCTACTCCTGTAGTTCCTGAACCCATAGTAAAATCTAAAACTGTATCATTTTCATTTGTATATGTTTTAACAAGATATTCCATTAAATTTATTGGCTTTTGAGTAGGATGAATTTGGTCTTGCCTTCTCCATTTTTGTTGAAAAAATAATAATGTGTCTGGATAGCGTGTTCCATGATTTTCTGTTTTAGCTCCTTTAATACCAAATTTATGATTATTTAATTTTGCAGGAGTAAAATCTCTTTTATATGGAGTTCCTTCTAACATTTGTGCATTATATTTAATTGTTTTTTTTCCAAATACAATTATATTTTCATGTTTTGCCATTGGTTTATATTTTGCACATAATGGACTACCGCATTTACTTTTACCCCATATCCATTCATATTTAAACATTTTAGGATTAGACATAACTAAAGCTGAAGTAAATGGTTGGCTTCCAAACAATACTATTGCACCATTGTCTTTAATAACTCTTTTTAATTCATTCCACATAGGCTCAAAAGGAATAACACTATCCCATTTACAAGCTGTAGTTCCATAAGGTGGGTCTGTAATGATGGCATCTATACTAGCGTCAGGTATAGTTTTCATCATCTCTAAACAATCACCATGTATTAGATTAAGCATTTATCCGTCTTTCTGCAATTGTCAAAAGATTATCGTATGCCATGTCCAATTGCCAGTAAAAGGCTAATGGTGGTTTAGCACCTAAGTATTTAGCATAGATAGCTTCTTGTTGTCCTTGTTCTAAGCTATGCACGATAGCGTGAATGGTTCTAACATTAGACATATCTTGGGCAGAACACATCTCTTCAAACGCTTCTGAAGTTGACTCACCACCGGATGACATGCCTATGCTTTTAGATGGATAACCTAACTTGTGATTATCCGTCTTCATCCATAAAGCCCAATCCTCCAGGATGGACAGTAAGCGTTCCATACTAATCATATTGTGTTAGCGTATAAGCTACGCTTTGCCCAAATGTTTCTTGTGTAGTTCTTTGTTGAAGGTTATGTTTAGCATCATCTGCATTATGACTGATAACGCCTTTTATCTGGTCTTCTGTAAAGTTTGCTGTGTGTCCAAATATAATTTGTAGTGGATGTGGCTGTGGAATATAGTAGTGCATAAGTCTATTATCGTTATCTTTATAAGCATGGATAATATTTTTATCTCTCATGTCTGTTAGTATATTTTTTGTAATAGGATAGTTAGATTCTATATGCTGTGCTATTTCATTTATAGTTCTAGGTTCTGTAAGGTAAGCTAGTATTTTATCTGTGTTACTCATGATACATCCTTAATTATACATTTCCAACGACCATCTATTTTATGCCAGCCATGCACATGAATAGTCCAATTAGCTTTTCTAACTTCTGCTACATTTTCATGATTGCTTATTTTCTTTACTCTCGCCCCAGAATTTCCTACAGTTGTGGTCTGGACAGCTAATACATTACCGTCTTTAATGGCTAGTATGTCTATAAACCCAAACAAATCAATTCTACGTCTAGCAAATGCGTTCCAATATTCTACAACTTGAACAACTATATATCCTTCTTCTCGTAACTTTTTAAGACTTAACTGCGTTGGGCTAGTTGCCATCAAATTGACTTTCGTTAGGTTTGGATATTCCTTCTTTAAATCTTTTCTCTACTTCACCAGTAGATGCGTTGAGTTCGTATTCATAATCTACCTTTTTTTTCTTACCAAATATCTTATCAAAGTTTTCATCAAATACAGTTCTATCTGTAAATGGTCTTGGTGCTGAACCTTTACCCATTATTTAACCTCCAAGTGTCTGTTAGTAAATAACCATCCTATAGTTTTTCTATGTGCTTCTTCCCATGCTGATATTCTATCATGTTTATCTAATGATTTATCATTATCTATCATGTGATGACATTGGTGACATAATGCTGCAATTCTAAAATCGTTTGCTTTTATGCCAGTTCCTTTGCCATCCCTTAACTGATTGCTATGAGCTGCACAAACTGTTCCATCTTCCATTGAACACATCATACATGGAGCTTCTCTAACAATCTCTAATAGTTTTTTGTTTCTATAGTTCATTCATGTTCCTAAAGATATGTGCAATAACATCTACAGTCCATCCATTACCAAGCATTTTATATCTTGAGGTATTTGATACTCCTTCTGTATATCCATTAGGAACGGTTTGTAAATTTTCACATTCAGTTGGTGTAAGTTTTCTACAAGTTTTAGTAGGTGGTATTTCATATAACCCTGTTTTTCCTCCTTGACCACCTCCAAGTGCAGTTAAACATACAGATTTTCCATTAACAGAAAATACTTTAGTTGCTTGTTTTGGTGCATTTCCTACATAACCTACACAACCTTCTGTTTTTCCATTAGGTTTATAATATGGCTCTGTATATATTTTTTCAAATGCAATATAAGCACCGTCAGTTGGAACTTTATGGTAGCCAGCAATTATAGTTCCTATTTTGTCATGTTTATCTGCTTCATAAAAAAACCCTTTGCCTCTTTGGGTATTTAATACTCTATCTATTTTTGCTTCAGATAAATTATATTTATCATCAACAACAAGTTCTAATACATCTTTCAATAAAATACCTTTGTCTTCAGGTAAGACAACATTAGGAATATTAGTCCAATATAATCTTTTTCTATTTTGAGCAGATACAAGATTGCTATTTATTTCAATTGGCTTAACACCAAGATATTCACTAATAACATTTTCTGACTCTTTTTTCATTCTTACATTTTCAAGTAAAAAGTATTTAGGATTAGTTTCTTTAAGAAGTCTAACAAACTCAAAAAACAATGCACTTCTTGGGTCGTTAAAGTTTAATTGTTTACCAGCAAAACTAAACCCTTGACATGGACTACCACCCATAAGTAAATCTATTTTAGGCAATTCACTACCTTTTACTTTTGTTACATCACCAATATGTTGAATATTAGGAAAATTCTTTTTAGCTATTTTCATGGCATCTTTATCTATTTCAGATGCAAAGTAATTATCTATCTTAAATCCTAATTGATTTAATGCTATTTGTCCACATGACATTCCGTCAAATAATGATAATACATTCATTTAATAATCCCATCCCCAACCCATAGTCTGACCAAATACCTCTATCTGTTGTTGGTATTCTGTCATTTCTGAAGTTGTTAGTTTTGTTGTTGATTTTATAAGTTCTATTGGCATACCTGCTACTTCAGTTTGGTAGCGTAAGAATTTATATCCCATGAGTTCGTGTATCTTATCTTTCTCAATACCTAAATGGTTTCCTATACTTGAATACAATTCCCATAGTCTTTCGTTTTGTTCTAGGCTACGGTTAAGTTTAGCATCTGTGACTGTGACTCTCCATCTATGAGTAAAGTCAAGTGTTTTTAACTTCTCCACTAACATTGGCAAGTTGTCTTTGGTTAGCGACCACTTTATCATCTCTCCATCCTTTCGTTTTAAATACTTGTCCGTCTTTAGAAGTTGCTTTGTATTGAATGTCATCTCCGAATACTTTTTTGCATTGCTTGATAAATTCATTTATTGTCATTTGTCTATTTCCTCAAAAACAATTTGTTTCGGCAAAATGTTATGGCATACATATACACTTGAAAATGGTGGATTAAGTTTTGGTTTAACATCTGAATAGTCTTTAAAATAAGAAATTCTTTTGTTAAAGTACATGACTTCAAAATCATGGCTTTTAAATAACCCAAATCTTTTTTGGCTTTCAAATAATCCAACAACACCAACTAACATAGCAAATGGTTTTTTAGACTCAAATAGTTTATTAAATACCTCATATTTTAATGAATATGGTGGATTAGAAATTATGTAGTCACAGTTATCAAATAGCTCGTATGTAAAAAAGTTTTCTCCATTAAACTTATGTGTATGTATTACTGTGTGTCCATGTTCTTTAAATGTTTTTACAAATAAACTTTCGTGTGTATCAAATGGACACCAAATTTTGCTATTGGGTTTTAAATATTTTAACAATGGAGTTATGGCATATTTTGGAGTATAAAACTCGTCGTTGTTATTAATTCCATTTTCAATAATATCTTTATTGGTAATTAAATCTAATTTCATCTTGGTGGGCTCTCGTTATATCGTAAACCTTTTTGGTCAAACCAAAAGTTAAATGAACCTTCCCATTGTGCATTACGCTGCTTTTGAACAAAGACCTTTGCATCTGGAATAATCTTTAACTCGTCATCAGAAGTTTTACCTTCTTCTATTAATTTCTCTTTGTATCTGTTACGCCATACACAAATGATATTATCACATAAGTTACGAATATGCGAACTTCCCATAATGTTTGTAGCGTCCGGTATCTCTGACTCGTCTTTAAGTTTTCTAGTATGTGCTACTAAAAAAATACTTACTTGTAAATCACGTGCTATAACCGCCAGACTATTTGTCAGTCTTTTCTGCCCATCTAGGCTTTCTTCGGACACGTCATCCAACTTCATAAGACTGTCAATAATAAATACATCAACTCCCAACACATGCTTGCCATAATGTAAAGTTGCTATCATATCTTCCGACTTAGTGCTTCCTGTTTGGTCGTATATATATAACTTGTCTTTAGCTCTATCACAAAACTTACGAATGTAATCATCTGTTGGTTCTGGCGAACCTAATGCCTGGGTAATCATTCTAGCTAATGTAAGAACAGGTCTCATTTCTAAAGAAGCTATTAAACATTTAGTATTCTGTTTCATCATGGCTAATACAACTTGTGATAACCACATAGACTTACCATGACCTGATACACCGGTAAGAATTGTTAGTTCGGAAAACCTAACACGGAATTTATCTTCCGTCTTAACCCATCCAAGTGATTTTCCACTATAAATTTCTTCACTAAAATACTTGACCAAATCATCAGCAAATATATCCGTACCTTTAACCTTAAACTCTGCATGACCATACCCCTCGTTATAAAATTCTTGAACTGTTGATTGGCTAACTGTTAGTTTGTCTATGACTTCACCTATGTTCATTCGTCTACCTCTAGTTTAATCTTTCCTATGTATTCTGTAGGATGACCTACAGGTTTTTTATAAAATATTTGTCCTAAAGTTATGTGATTATAGACATATAAATATTTTGATTCTGTAGTTGGTGGTTGATAAATATAATCATCAGATGTAAGTAATTCATTGTCTAATTCAGAATGTATTAATTCTATTTCGTTAAGACTATCAGAATTTACTATTTCTTTACTCATATTCCACCCTCCCAAACTTTACGAACTTGTTGCACATCCCCATCGTTCCATCTCTCCTGGTTAAGCAAAGTTAGTGGAGCTGGTGAGAATCCATCCTTCCATGATTGAGTATCTTTCATTTTGTTTACATACCCTATCACTTCATCTGCTATAGCGTCAATGTTTTTGTTAGCCCACCTTTCCATACATGTTTTCTTATTGACCTTACGAACATTAGGATAGCTTTCCCAAAATTCTTCAAACCTATTGGTCGTTTTAACGACATATATATTATTCTCTTCTCTTCTCTTATTCTTCTCTATCGTAACAGGCTCGTAGTTTTCGACTAGTAATCCTCTAGTAAATAGTTCTTTTACTATTTTCTCAACAAAATCAATAGGGTAATGAAGTCTAAAAGCTATTTCAAAGTTGTCAGGTAACACACCATCACTTTCAGAACCAAGACACCATAACTCTACTAAAACAGCTTTTTGTTCAAAAGACAGTCTATGAATATCTATGTTATTTATGTAATCCGTACCATAAAATTTGAACCATGTCATCTTTTTTTGGTATCTTGGGTTCTTTGGGTTATAGAGATTAAACTTCTCCCAATTCTTAATCTTGTACATACACTCTCCTTTGGTTAATAATGCCAAAAAAGATTAGCATAGGTAATTCTAGTTGTAAACTAATTATTTACTAGAAAATACTTGACAGAAGTTTTTTATGGGTTTAATGTGCATTTGTCAACTTTAGGAGAGAGACATGAAAATTACGACAATGATAGCAACAGCAACACTATTCTGGGTTTATGTAGCATTTTGCCTTTGGGTTATGGGTAAGTTAGCAGGTGCAATATGAATAAATACTTATGGCTATTTCTTTTTGTCTTTTGGGGGTATATAATATGGC